AAAAAGGATCCCGTTTCCCCCGCGCGGCCAGCGCTGACGCGGGTAGCCCCCACCCAGCCACAGTCTTTCACCTGCATGATTTTCAACACATAAAGCGCGCAGGCGAGGCGCGGTCACGATTGCGCGCCAGCGGTGCTGGCAGGGGGCGGCAGGCTGCGCCAGTCGCTCCGGGTGCTCGCCTAAGGATCCGCCAGGGTGCGAGGGTGACCCGCATCAGTGATGCAGCAGCGGGCCGCTGATGCGCTCAGGTAAAGGACAAAAGAAAACCCCGCCAGGTGGCGGGGTGGTCGGGATGCGCCGGCCAGGTCAGCGCAGCTGATCGCCCAGGCTGGCCGGTTCGGTACCGGCGGCGAGCTTGTACGGGTTGAACCGGATGATCTCTTCCCCTGCCCAGTCGTTCATCGCCAGCAGGCTGGCCTTGATGCTGTCGATCTCGTTGACGTCGAACACCTGGACAGCCTCCGTCACATTGCCAAACCCGCCAGTGCTGTTCGGCATCACCCCCATCAGCTGGGGCGGTACCCGGTGGGTGGCCAGCTGGTCATCCCGGCTCACGTTCTTGATGCTCAAGAAGTCATCCTTGGCCGCTACCTCGGCCACCGGGATCAACTTGACCCCATCCTTGCTGCCGCCCGGCGTGTAGAGCAACAGGTTACGGAAGTTACCGGGCCCCTTGCTCTGGCGCAGCGCCTCCTTGAGCTTGGCGATGTCCCCCTCGTTCTGCACCGCATCAGTGATATGCATGATGAAGCCGGCATGGCTGCCGTTCTCATAGTACCGACGGCGAAAAAGTGTGGCCGACTCATTCAGCAGGGTCGAATTCAACCCGCCCACATAGTCGGGGATACCGTAAATCTCCTGGTTAATGTCGCTCTCCATCACATGGCCCACCCGACCGGCGGGCAGCTCCTGCTCCTGCCCAGGCTGGGCAATCCACCAATAGGTGGCCATATCCAGCCCCCGCCGGGTGTACTTGGCGCGCAGATGGTCATAGCGCAGCACCCCGCCGATCCGGTTCTGCACCGCCTGCAGATAGCCGTTGCCAAAATCAGATAGTCCAGCGCCAGCCCGGTGAAGCCCGCCAGACTCAGTTTCGGATGAGGGATAAAGCAGGAGCGCAAGATGTTGCGCTTAACCTGAATGGCAGAGGCATGATGCACACCGGCCCGATAGACCCGCGACAGCCCATTGAGGGAGAGCGGCGGCTCATACCAGCGGCCGTTGTGCATCGCTTCCAGATAGTCGAACACCTCCCGCTGCGATAAGACGGGCACCGGCTCGCCAAAGCTGAACGCCTCGATGGCCTCACCAGCCGGTTGTCGGGTCGCCGTCACCGGTTGGGTCGTGCGCGGGTTGCGACGCTTTCTCATGCGAAAATCTCCATCATGCTGCTATTGGTACCGTTGGCGCCTGCCAGCGGCTCATGTAATAGGGCATGCATCGTTGCCCAGGCAATGTCTGCGTGGCTTGTCTCATCAGATCGACTAGCCTCAAACGTCGGCATCTTGCCGGCGGTCATGCCCCGGCGGATGCTCATAAACGCCTGTGCCAAGTCAGTCCAACCACTGTCGAACTCCAGTCGCCCTTTGTTCATCACGTCCTGCGCCTTCATCACCATCTGCATCTTCACGCTGGGGTTGTACTGGATAGAGGTCACCGCCGAGTAAAACTGCTTCACCAACTGATAAACCCCCTCCCCGATCCCGGTGGTGTCGATGCCGATGTAGGCCACGTTGTAGCGATCGCAGATAGCTCGGATGGATTTGGCCTGGGCATCGAAGTCCATCCCCTGCCAGCGGTGGCGCTCCAACATCCGGAACTTGCCGCCGGGAAACCGTCATCGAGTTTGAAGACGAAGCCGACAAAGGCCCCAGCATTATGGAACGGGTCACCGCGCTGTTTTCCACCCACAAAAAGCAATCCGGCGCTGACTTCAGTGATGTGCATCAGGCCGTCGAAGCCGTGGCCAAAGAAGTGACCACCATCGACGCAGACCTGCAGCAAAAGTTCACCGCACAGGCAGCCACTATCACCGAACTGACCAGCCAGCAGGAAGCCACCGCCAAAGCACTGGCTGACCTCACCGCCAAGCTGGAAGGCCAGGAAGATTTCAGCCACAAGCGCCAGCCTGCCACCGGTAGCGACGGCACCACCATTCAAACCGACTGCTAAGGACCCCATCCATGCGTAACGAAACCCGCCAGAAGTTCAACGAGTTCACCGGCCAGGTGGCCAAACTCAACGCCATCAACAGCGCCATGGTGCAGTTCAATGTGGAGCCGAGCGTCCAGCAGACCCTGGAAACCAAGATGCAGGAATCGGTCGAATTCCTGAAAATGATCCAGATCATCCCTGTCAAAGAGATTAAGGGGGAGAAAGTAGGCATCGACATCGCCGGCACCATTGCAGGCCGCACCGATACCTATCAAGACGGGAAAGGCGAGGCACGACCAGCGTATGAGATGACTAAAGACGGCTTTATATTTGTGGTGATGGGCTTCACCGGCGCCAAGGCCGCGGCGACCAAAGAGGCCTACATTAACGCCTTCAACTGGAGGCCGGCCAGCGCCCGCAACCGGCAATCAGCCTGACCGATGACGAAATCTGCACCCTGAGCTGGTGCTGGCGTGCAGCCGACCGGATGATGGAGGCCGCTCGCAGCATCTACCCACTGCTCGAGGTCGCCGAACACCGCGACGCCGGCCGCTACTACTCCATCATCCACGAGTACCCATACACTCTGAACCAGGCCCGCAAGATCCTGGCCGACCGCACCCGCCATATCCAACCCAACACCCACAGCGACAGCGACAGCGACTGGCCCAAGCTGACCCCCCACCTGCGCCGCGAACTCAAAGCGATCGGTTGGTAATGTGATCGTTCACGCAATCATGGTACGTGACTGGCTTTCTGACTGCGGGTAAGCTTTGCAAAACAATAAGAGAGGGCCATTCAGGCCCTTTAATCAAAATTGCAGGGATACATGATGAATACAATATCTAACATTGGCTCTTTAGAACTTGCCACATTCCTTGAAAAAAACAGAATAACTGAGGATGAATTTACACAAGCGAATATTGAATGGGAGCTGTTGAAATCTATTGGTCTGAATCATGAATCATTATTCGATGTTCGTAAAGAGTCAGCTGAATTTTTTGCCCGGGTCATTCAGGGTTGTAATAAAGTACACTCTGTAAGATGGCGAGTAAAAGACCCTGAACATTTAATGGAAAAGATTATAAGAAAGAGAATTCCAGATACTAAGAATTTCAATGAGCTATATCTAAATATAAACGTTGAAAATTATCATGAGATGGTAACCGACTTGGTCGGAATTAGAGCGCTCCATTTATTTAAAGACGATTATATTGAGATTAACAATTATCTCATGGAGCGTTGGATTCATACTTGTGCAGAGAAACCAACTTACTACTACAGATCCGGTGACGAACATGGATCAGTACCCGAAATTTTCAACAAAAAACCTCACCCTGCTGGCTATCGTTCTATTCATTACATTTTTGAATCACAACCATTAAATATAAAACTATATTCTGAAGTACAAGTTAGAACTATTTTCGAAGAGGGATGGAGTGAGATAGACCATAAGGTTAGATACCCCAATTTTTCTGAAGAACAGACTACGAAATATTTTCTTGATATATTTAACCGATTGGCTGGCAGCGCTGATGAAATGGGCAGCTTTGTTAAAGCATTAGATGTGGAGCTTAAAAACAGAGCGACATTACTTACCATCGCTAATGATGAAAGGCAAAAATTAAAATTAGAAAATGAAGCGAGTATGGCATCAATTGACCGTTTGATTGACGAGTTGGAATCCTCCAAGGGAAAAATTAACGCGAGTAGTAACCTAATTGCGAATTTAAAACGTGAAGTTGAAAGACTAAAGTCCACATCATATAACGAAAAATACTTAACAGAGTTAGGGCTAGAAAGTGCTCGCATAGCCGCATTAGCTACAAACAATAAACTAGGGTTAGGTTTAGGGTTGACTCAAAGTGTGTTGGATGCTGCGCCTAAACTGGGAGGAAGTATACAACATGCAATGTTGGGTTTAACTACTGCAACTACTGCGCATGATACAGTTGCTCAACTAGGGTTGGCGTCTGTGGACTTAACAAAGCTAGGGGGTCTCAAGGTTATGCCAAAAAATAATGACCTGAGTGAAAATACTAATAATTCAGTTGCTGTCAAAAAACCTAAAGAGAAAAAATAACCCCCCTCCAGTGTGCCACCCCACGGCACACTGGCCTCCCCTAGCC